AGGCTTGTTTCTCTCCGCCAGTGCTTTCGTAGATTTCTGGATAGCCTCCTTTAATTCTCTCGATAAACTCCAAAAAAAAACCAGAGCGCCGTTTACTACATTCATAGGGCAGGCTCTCATGACCTCGTCATTCTCTTTATTATGGCTGTAGGGCAGTATCTCGTAGTTCCCGAAAGAGTCCTCCTCTGTAATCCTGCGAAATAGTATAGCCATTATTTTATGCATATCCTCGAGCTTCATTCCTATAGTGCTGAGGTCTACATACTCCGCCGTCGTTATCTCGTCTAGGTTTGGGATAAAGCCGTACTCTACTCCGTCAAGCATAAAGCGCTGTTCAAATCCTACCTGTTGCTCACAGGCTGCAATTATCTGAGCCATTAAACCCTCGTAGTCTTTATGTACTAATTTTTTAACGTCTTGCTTTTTGATTCCTGTAAACAGAGATATAACTCTCTCGACCATTCCCTGCTCCGTTAGAGTATCCTCTCTTGCTCTCAATGCCTCAAACTTGACGTATTGGTCTAGAGTAATATCTGCGATGTTTTCGGGTACTAAAATGTTAATAGTCTCTGTCATATAATAAAAACAATTTTGTAGGTTTAATGTTATTTACCTTATCTCTACCTTTCCACGATTTGCAAGCAAATGAGAAACTCCGTACCTCAACGCGTCCAGACTGTGATTGTACAAATCACAAAATAAATTAGCGCCCTTATCTGAATAGATATAGTTGTTTAATTCCTTTGCCATATTGTTAGAGTCTGGATGTACGACAAGCTCGTAGTCTTGAATCAATGCCACACCTGCCGCGATACTCCCTGCGCCTTTCTTAGCGCCTCTAATATTAAGACCTAGCTTTTGCATCTCTGCGATAGTTCCTGCGCTTGCGCTGTCTCCTATGATGAGGTTGCGCCCTGCTCTCTGTCTATTGATTGCGTATATTTCGGAGATGGTTAACTTCGATTTGTATAGCTCCTCCTTTGCGTAGATTATTTTATTTTTTTTATCTATCGCAATTTTTACTAAGGTTGTCGGGTCTGTGAATCCGTAATCCTGCCCGTAAATTACCTGCAAGCCGTCGGGGTTAAACTCGCCAAATCTCCAGTTAGTATAAACAACTCCCTCCGCTTTTGACAGCCAAGAGCCTAAAACAACGTGATTGTATTTGATTGGATTGCTTACTTTCATATCCTCGAAATAGTCTAGTATCTCGTCGGGTACAAACTCTAGACAATCGAGGTAGGACGTATGTATATAACAGACGTTATCCTTTACGCCGTTAAAGCCCTCCTGCACGCCTCTACTCTCGTAGTACTTCATGTAGATAAAATGCTCCTTACTCGTAGGGTTTAAGATTAACACCTTTATATTTCGGTTTGGATTGCTTGCGTCGTTACCTCTAATCGATAGCACTATCTTGTCGTAGATTGCCTCGTCTTGCATCTCCTCCGCCTCGTCAAGTATGAGCATCGAGAAATCTTTTAACCCCTTGAGGTTTGCTGTCTGGACTCCCGAGCCTGCCTTTAATCCTTTAAAGACTATTTTGCTCTTATTGAATTTTGATACAATCCTATTTTGCTGCGACTCGAAAGAGTCCTCCAGATTCATGATTTCGATTTTCTCCTCTACCTCTGCAAAGATGGAATCCTTGAGAGAGGCGTTTGTATACCTTGAATATAAAATTCGATGCCCATACTTCGTGCAACTATTTAAAGCGCTTAGAGACGTCGCAAATGACTTCTGAGAGAATCTACCTCCTGTTATGATAAACGTATCCACGCCATCGGGTATATCGAATAAGGGCGCAAATTTTTCGCTGAGGTTTATATTACTCATTCTCTGGAGTTACGTCAATAGCTGAGGTAAAGGATATAGTCGGAATGTTTACGCTATTGCCCTCCGAGGTTATATCCACGCTTTGCATTGGTTTTCCGACTGTATACTCAAGGTAAAGCTTGGCGCTCTGGACGTCTCCAGACATCGCGCTTGCCTCTAAAGTTTGAAAGACAGCTATAAAGTTCTCTTGAGAGGTTGCCTCCGTTATAAGCTGCTTAAATTGATTCTTGCGTCTGTCTATTCCTTTTGTCTTTGTAGACCAACCTACGTTGCCTGCTCCTTTTGTCATATTATTAATAGGCGTTAACTATTAGTATTAACCCTATTATTAAAACAAATTATTATTGTTATTGTTATTATATAAAAAAACCCCACCAATTAAGGCAGGGTTAACAAAACTAAACAAAACTAAACAAAATTAACTAACGTCTACGAGTCCGTCTCTGTAGTGATTTACAACTACGCCCGTTTTTAATGTGATTGTTTTATAAGGTACTATTGAATTTTTTACTAGGAATCTATTTATTAATTTTCTCATAATTTAAAAGTCTAGGTTTTTTTTTAATTCCTTTGCAGCTTGTAAGCCTGCTTTAAATTCGTGCCTCGAATGCGCGCCTATAATTGTAATTAAAATATGCTGCTGCTTAGAGTTTAAATCTAGGTCTTTGTCGAATAATCTGTTTAGTGCTGTTTTTAATTCCATAGGGTTTTTATTATAAATGGGGAGTTGTTAGCTCCCCGTTAGTTATTATATTTCACAATCTAAGTGGTAAGAAGCTTTACCATTAGGGAACTCGCCTATCCATATAAGTTCTTTTTTCTCTAGAGAGCCTATAACGCCTTTAAGTTGGTTTTTAGTACCATTGAAAGCGTCTGCAATAACGTCAAAACACTCTGTAGGTGTCTCTTCGTATTCGTCACCCCAAGAGATGATAGTTAGTACTTGGTTTTCTAATTGTGTTAGATTTAAAGTTGTCATAATAAAATAGTTTTAGTTAGTTAATTAGTTATACGCAAATATACAGATGTTTATAACTTACAAACAAACAAATTTGTAATTTTAACAAAACTTTAACATTTTAATACTATTCGTTTAAAACCTCAAAAATTAATTGACAGGTTTCGTACTCCTCGATATACTCAAAGTAAAGCAGGGCGTCTCTGGAGAGTATCTGCTCGTCGTCCTCGTCTTGTGGCTCAAAATGATACTTGTCGTATTCGTTATAAATAAACGTACATACATACTGAATCGACTCGTCTAGCAAATACTCGACCATACTGCGGTAGAATAAATCGTGCGCGTCTGTATAGTTTTGATTTGTAGCCTCCTCAAAAAATTCGTGAGGGTTGTCAAATATTACGGGTATACTCATTTAAAAAAGTTGGTTATATACGCAATCGTGTATAAAGTTGTAATCCTCGTTTAAGGTATCTATTTGCTCGTCTGTCATTGCTTTGCCCTCGTAGTCTGCTGAGACTATAAAAGCGTCGCAAAAGTCTGGATAGTCGTTTGTATCTATTCCGTCTACTTCGATGTTATCTATTAGGTCGTAATTCATAATCCTGTGGTTTCTGCCTCGTCTACGTCTTTAATCTCGTTAGACGATAACGCGGTTACTATTGCCTCTTGATTGTGCGCGATGTTTTTAACAAGGGCGTGTAGATTTGTAAGCCTTGTTTCTAGCTCGGATACCCGTTTCCTCAAAACTTGCTTGGATAGCGGTTTGCTTTGTTTCTCTAATTTTGGCATTTGCTTGCTCATAACTTTCTAGTTTTTTAATTGTAGCGCGTTCCATATTTAAGAAAGCGCTCATTTGATTATTAATAAAAAATTGTACTCTCTCTTGTGGTATGCCGTTGAAATACTTATCGAAATCGGGCAGGTTATTTTTAAGCTCTTTAATCTCTGCGTGTAATTTTATGTTAACATTTACTAAAGTCTTAATCTTGTCCTTTGCCTCGTCTAAAGATATATGCTCCTCGTCTATAGCCTCCTTAGATTTTGTAGGCTGTAGAATCAAAGCAAGAGCTTGATAGCTTTGTTTAAAAAAATCGCTGTACTTATAATGTACGTCGAAACTTTTTAAAGCGTGTAATACTGAAGAGTGATGGTGTCCTGTGCTTTGTCCTATCTCTGCAAATGGTTTGCCCGTTAGCTCTCTAGCAAAATGAAAGTATAGGCAGCGAGCCACTACATACTCTCTCTGTCTTGTATTCTTATCTATTTTTAAGTCGGTTACTTTCTCGACTGCTTTTTTTATTGTATTTAACATAGTTGTTCTTTAAATTGTTTAAATTCCTCTAGGCTACGGATAACTACATACATAAATCCTTGAGACTCTAGTAGTTCCTGCCAAAGTATTTGGTCTTTGCTTTGCTTTCCTTTAGCGTTTTTAAGCTCAATCATAATGGCAGAGCTATTGTAATAGTAAACCATATCCGCACGCCCTTTGATTAATCCGAGCGCTTTGTTTCTGTTGCCGTCTATTTTGTTGGCGGAGTTGTTTAGGTTATAGCAAAGCAAACCTCTCTCGTCTGGGTAGTTGTTCCAATGCCATTGAAATATCTGGCTTTGTATTTTAACCTCGCTAATCATTATGGTCGAAATTTAATTCCATAATGTACATCTTTGCGAAATTTAATTCCATCATATATAAATATATTACCATAGCCATCAAAAGGAGTAACGCCATCAATTTTGTAAACCCTAGTTAAAGTTGAAATCAATTTTAAATCATTTTTTAAACTTTCGTATCTATTTTTATGATAATTAAATTTTGTTTTTTTTGCTTTGTTATAGCCAATAGATTTATTTAGGCAATTTTTATTCTCTATATGATTTAATATATAAGCGTGTTCTATTTTTCTTAATATATTTTCATCTGTTGAGTTAGATGTAACTAAACAAAGTATTTCTTTTATAAAGTTTTTTTTACCATACTTCTCAATTTGTTTTTTTATTTCAACTCCACTACCTAAATAATTAGGGTCAGAGGTTGTATTTAAACCTATATAGTACTCACCTGTTTTTTTATTTGTTGTTTTGTAAATTTCCATAATTTAATGTATTTTAATTATATTAAACATCATGCTCAAATATAAAATAAAAATCGTCTAGGTTAACAGATAGGAATTTCTGCATTAAACACATGGTCATAAAATTAAGGTCAAAGACATTATCTTTAGACTCTAGCTCTGTAGCAATTTTCTCGGCAGTATAAGGATACTCCTCTATAAGTAGGTCGAGCTTTGTTTTAACCTCTGGGGTTAATCTTTGTAGTAAATTTTTCATAATATAAAGTTTTGTTTTTGTAAATATATAAAAACTTATTAGCTTTTTAACTAAAAACCTTAAATCTTTTTTTATTCACATACTCAAAACTCTTTTTATATCCCACCGCCTCAAGGAAATCTCTAGCGTCCTCTCGGCAGGTTTTACGATGCAATACCCAAGCCGCCGTTATATACTTATCCTTTACTGCCTGCGCTAGGTCTTTGTTTGACATCTCGCTGTAGTTTTTAATTACATCGTTTCTAATTAGCTCAAGTCTAGCAATCTCTGCCTCTTTTTTATTTATGAATTTATGAGAGCAATAAGGACAGACTTTTGTAGAGGCTAATAGTATCGCCTTACATTTCGGGCAATCTTTTACGGGCGCAGGTTGCTCTCTTGTAAGTTTCTTTTTTAGACTCCAGTCTCTAGGATTCTCCCAATGCCCTAGCCGTTTGATGTTATTGCCAAAGTCTAGGATATTAAAGGTCTTTAGTTTGTCGGTAGTCCTTGAGCCACGTCCGCACATTTGCAGGAATAAAGGGAGCGAGGTTGTAGCTCTGTATAGTATTACAGTCTCGATGTCGGGTTGGTCAAATCCTGCGTTTAAAATACCGCAGTTACAGATAATTGCTTTCGGGGTTTCGTTGTACCAATTTAGTATCGCCTCTCGCTCATTCTTAGGGGTGTTTCCGTCGATATGTTTTGCCTCGTATCCTCTTGCATTAAATTGAGCACATACGACCTTAGAGCTTCTTACATTCGATGCGAACAATAATGTCTTTGTATTCTCTGTAATACGTACCCAGTTATCTACGACTCCGATATATGTTTTGTTATCCTCGTAATAGCTTGCGGTATCGTAATCCGCTCCTGTGCGCTTTAATCCTTTGGTATCTATTGGCACGCCGTAGCTATTTGCAGAGGATAGGAAACCCATTTTAATAAGTTCGGGAGTATCTATTCTTTGTACTATAGCGGTATAAAACTCGTCGAGAGATACGGCAGTCTTTCCCTTTCGCTCTGGAGTAGCCGTCGCACCTATTACGTAAGCAAGGGGGTTAATCAAAGGGAGTAGCTTTGTAAATACGTTTAAGTGAGCCTCGTCGATTACTATAAGAGTTTTAGACGCTATAAAATCTGTATAGATTTCTTTGCGTCTGTCTATTGTTTCGACCATACCAACATGGAGCTTTGCCTCTAGGTCTGGCTTTGAGCCGCTCGTTATGTATTCGGGAGCGAGTCCAAACTTCTCGAAAGAGCTACCTGCTTGTTTTAGTAGCTCGCTCCTATGAGTTAACACTAGGACGTTCCCTCCGCGTTTTAAATGCTCCGATATTAAGTAGGTAAACATTATCGTTTTACCTGCTCCCGTAGGAGCGCAAAGTATAGCCCTGCGGTTTCTTTTAAAAGAGTTACGCAAGGATTTGATAATGTCGTCTTGGTATGGTCGGAGTTTAATCAAGGTTTATGGCTTTTTAAATATCAAAACATTTTGATGTACTTTAACTAATTTTTGCGTTTTCATATTACCATTAGCCCTCATACTTGCACTTGCTATTGCATTTAGCAAAATGCCCTCATTGTAAAAATTCATTCCACATTTTTTAAAAGCATTTATTGTATCGGGTACAAAACCAATATAATTACCCTTTTTATCTCGAACTTCACCGACAACAAAACAAGCATACCCCCCACTTTTTAATAATTTGCAACTCTTTGCAATTATTTCTTCATAGGCTCTCATAAAGTTAATGTAGGGCATATTGGAAATATCTCCTTTTAAATCACTATAAACTTCTAAATCTGCATAAGGTGGGCAACTAAAAACAAAATCAAACTCTTTTTTAAAGTCATTTAACACCTCGTTACTATCTCCAACATACCAATTTGGTTGGTTATCAATATCTAATATTTCTAAACCTTGTTCCCTATTGCTATCTATTTGTTCTTGTCTTATATCAATACCCGTATATTTAAAGCCTAAATAATTTGCTACAACACCACGAACAGAGCCGCCCGCAAAAGGGTCTAAAATCTCTTTACCATCTACACAAAACCAATTATATAAAACCTCACATAATGCTGGGTCAAAAATAGAAACGTATTTAGCAGAATTATTTTTTTTAGACTTTGTGTCCATATTTATAACCACACTATCCCTTCCTATTTCGCTTTTCATCCCAATACGCATCCATTCTTTTTTTCTTCTTTGCCAATTTCCACTTTTTGTATCAAGGATACTAAAAGGTGGCTCTATAAATTTATCTCTTAATAATGGGTTTGTAATTATTTCGTTTCCAAATAAATCTTTGCTCATAGTTTTTAGTTTAGTATATGTTTGTTATTAATAACCCCTTTCGATAATCGTTTTAAATTGTTTGCTTCGGTTGTCTTGCCAAGCAATAAGACCGCCAAGTCTTGAGATTTCTTTTTGAGCCTCTGTAATTCCTTGCTCCCCGTTTGTGCTTTCTCGTATTGCCTTATAACCTTTTTTAATTCTTTTTTGGATAGCCTCAAGCTCTGCTCTAACTCCCTCGTTTCGTTTCTCAGTTTCTCGTATTGCGTTGCGAGTTCTCTCGATTTCAATAGTCGGCTGTTGTAGCTTGTCGATAGCTTGCTCTGTAGCAATAAACTTTGCTGTAATATCTCCGCTATCATTCATTGAGTGTATAGGTTATGTTACACTTGCAGTAATTAGGCTCTACAGATTGCAGCTTTTGGATATACAAAGCGGCGTCCATAAGCTCCTCCTTTAAGTGTTGCAAAAAATCGTCTTTATTGTTATCCTCCAGAGTAGTATTATATTTTTTTATCCCTGCCTCCGAGCGTGCGTTAAACTCTGCTTTTAAATCCTCTAGTATTTTGTCTTTCATATATATAAAAAATAAAGGGGAGCGCTAACTCCCCGAATTATTAAAATGGCAAATCGTCGCTTGCCTCGTCTTGAGCTGCCTCTGGAGTTTCCCCTGCTGCCTCTGCCTTAAATATCTTCCAAGATTGTAAGCTAGTGTAATACTTTCCTTTGTACTCGTTTGTTTGTACGTTAAAGTTCACGTCTACCTCTTGCCCGATTTTATTGTATTTCAAAAACTGCTCTACTTTCTCGTCTCCGAATACATCAAAACAATATAGGTTGTTATAGTCCTCTGTGGTCTCTAAAATAAAAGATAGCTTTTGCCAATCTTTGCCTGCTGCGGACGTTCCTTTTTGCGTTTCTAGTACTTTGGTAATCTTTCCTGTTACTTTCATAGTTATTATATTTGGTTATCGATTTTCTCTATTAGATGGCGGAGGTCTGAGCGTTCAAACTCGCCTAGTTTTATCTTATTAATTGTTAAATAATAATAGTCTTTCTTGCTTTCTGTTATTTCTATATCCATTAATTTGGTTTAAAGTTAATACTTATTTTTATATATAAAAAATTTAATCCTTATATTTCTCTAGATTCATTTTAACGAGTATAGGCGTCTCTCCTGCGTTTAAAACTACTCCGCAGCCTATGGCGTTCTTTTTACCTCCTGCGGCGTAAGCAAAAGCAAATTGTTCGTCATCAATTCCACAACCCACCGCCATAGCGAAAATAGCTCTAGTCTTCCCGAACATATAATCTAGGTAAAAGTCGGTATGAAAATGCCCCGTAACCGTTGAAACCATATCCCGACGGGTTGCCGTCCTTGCTTTGGAGGATTTATGCCCATGAACATACCGAACGTTATCTATATAAGTATCTGTTACCCACTTCCAATTAGGTGTATTTAAAACATCGTTAAACTCTTTTATCCATATTGCAGGCACTCCGCTATCAAAAGCTTTGCGCATTATGATTGCATCGTGATTACCTATACAAATCTCCGCCTCTGGGAAAGCTATATACCAATCCTTAACGCGTTCAATTACCATATCCAACTCCATACCCCCCGCGATACCGTCGGGGTCGTTAGAATGAAAGGACGCATAGTTATTATCTATTATATCGCCAATAAAAACGACTCTATTACATTGATACTCTTTGTATGTATCCTTACAAAATTGCAAATAGTCTTTGCGCTCAAAGGGGAGATGTACGTCTCCAATTACTAGGACTCTAGACTTGTCGGCTTTTGCTCTCATCTCTAACAGAGCGCTCTCCTCTTTTTGGTTTAACCTGTAGCGGTTGGTTTGGTTTTTCATAATTTATCGATTTGGTTAAAAGCATAAAATGCCATTCTTTTTTTATCATTTCTCGCTATTAAATTTTGTTATATATCTCTGCGTTGTTCTTATAGATTTGCCTAGCATATCGGCAATATCTTTTTGAGAGGCGTCGGGGTTTTTTGTATAGATACTTTTAAAATTAGTATAGGCGTCTTTTTTATTATCGAAACTGCTTTTTATTTTAGTACGCTCTGCGCTCTCTATTTTTATTTTATTAGCCATATCTATAAAATAATGCGCTAACTTCTCAGCTTTTAAAATACTAGACTTACAAACCTCGTCTTTGTGTATCTCAGTATTTTTTTGAGACTCTAGCGTATTAATAAGTAAAGAAAATCTAGCGACGTAGGCTTTCATTTTAGGGAGCATTGACTTATTTGCCTCTGCTATATCCTCCGACTTTTGCATCGCTGTTATTTCCTTGTGTATTCTTTTGTATTCTATTTTAGCCTCTGGAGTAAACTCTGCGGTTACTGCCTCGACTACGTTACTCTCGTTTATTTTTAGATTTCTTTTTGTAGACTCGTAAAATTTAATGATAAAATTTTCGTACCAATCTAGTAAATCCTGTGTAATCTCCTCGTCTACGTAGTCCTCTACCTCAAGCTCTGGATAACTGAATAACATACGGTCAATAAATCCGTTGCTTTTGTTCTCCTCTGTTTGGAATCCGTCTAATATACTCGGCTGTATACCGCCCATAATTGGTAAAAATGCTCTCTCTACAAAGCTACTCTTTGCGGTCTTTCTGTTTAGGTTAATCTCGCCACCACTCCAAGAGGATAGCCAATGCTCCATATCTCCGCCCTCGCGGTATTTGTTCATATCCTTAAAGAATCCTGCAAGCTCGTCTTTTAGTACTCCTATGCCGTTTGTGTTTTCGTTGTGTAATTCTACAAGCGCCTCAAGAGTTACGTCGTTAACTAAAAATTGCGTTTTCTTTGGCTTAAAAACAGGCTCTGTCAAGGCTTTGTCTTTAGCCTCCATATTGTTAAACTCCTCGAATTTAGCCTCCGCTACAATATACTTTTTTATCTCTGTGCTGTTTGCTTTATCTAAAGGGAACGTAATACCTTTAATAGACGGCGTCTTTCCTACTCCTGCCTTTCCTACTAAAGAGAGCCAAATACTAGGCGTTTCTTTCCAGCCGTTTTTTATTTTTATCTGTTGTGAGTTACCTACTATAATAGAGGTTAAAAATAACAAGCTACAACCCATATAATCAATAGACTGTTTTAACGTGCGATGCCTTTCGAGTATGTAATGCTGTAATTCAAGCGGAAATATCTCTAGTGGGAACTCTGTATTTACGCAAACCTCTTTATCATCTATGATAGCTTTTAAAGGCGCATCTATTGCGATACGCTCTCCATATCCTTGAGAGTATAATTCCTTAGCAGCAAGGCTCGCATCGCCGTTATGTATGTAGTGAGCGTAAACCATAAAGGGGTTATATCCTTTCTCTGCCTCGAAAGACGTGCCAGAGGTAAAGAGATACATTAACCCGTTGTCCTTATAGATATATCCACTATGAGCGGAATCTGCGCCCTTGCGTCTTATTATATACTTATCCTTTAGGTTTCTAACTACATCGAAATCTGCGCCTATTAAATCGAGTATACTTGTTTTATTGTTGTAATCCTCCCAAGCGCTCAAACCTGTAGTTATAGCTTTGTCTTTTTTAGGTTTCTCGATTACCTCTATAGCCTCCTCTTTGTGGTCGTATGTCTTGGAAATAGAAAATAAAATAGCTCTGTCCTCGTCGCTTATATAATCAATATCTGTATACTCTTTGCCGTTTAATATGTCGGCATAGGCTACAATATATCCGCCTACTCCTCTAGTCTCTAGTATCTGCTGTTTATGACCTTTAAGTTTAGCGACCTTTAGGTTTCCCTCTGCTCTTTTAGACTTATATAAAATGTGAAATCCGTCGTTAATGGTCTTAGCTATTACAAACTTATCTTTAAAATTAAAGATGTTATCCTCTAAAAAACTAAGATACTCCGCCCACCACTCCTTTTTTTCTCTAGCGGTAGAGAATACTTTTAAATCTACGTCTAGGCATTCCAAATCGTTAAACCCAGTTACTATTCCAACGATACTAGCTTTTGAATCTAGGTACTTTAATCTGAAAGCTTCTACATCTGTAGCGGTTTCCTGCGCTTGTTTCCAACTGCCTACAGGTATTTTATCTGCCGTTGCAGTAATAAGAGAAAAACCCCTATCAATTAATTCGTTACATTTTGTTATATCTAGTTTTACCATTTGCTTGT